TAATACAATTCTACATTAACGTTGCTTCCACCTATTGCATTTTGCCCAGACTGTTGCCATGATTCAACAAACTCTAGAGAAAACTCCCAATTATCGCTAAGGCTTGTATTTCCAGGAATACTATTCAAAGGCAACCATGTAACTCCGCTGCCGCCACCAAATGGGGCTAAACATGACCCACCCGTGAATATCCAATTGTTAGATGGGTTATCCTGAACACATCCGCTGGTGGAACCATTACCAGTAATACCTTTAATCCATTCAAATTTATATCCTGCAGCATCCGGATCCTGTATTTTAAGGAATAAGTATACTGTATTACTAAAGTTATTAACTATTCTACCGTGCGTCATAACTGAATCTCCGGCCTGATCACCTATCGCTGGATACGATGAAGGCGAGTCATTATCGCTATTATAGTATATTGATCCTGAAGGTGGTGGAGGCGGTCCGCCACAGCTTTCTGGCATACCAGTGAAACCTGAGTCTGTGCCTATGTTCCAATATACTGAATCTTGTTTCTGCCCTTCTCCTATTAAAGGGAAGGCATTTGTCATGTTAGGTGATGATGTGTTATCTAATACCTTCTGTAATGGATATTTTCCTAAATCCTGAACAGAGCTTAAACCTACGATAGGAGATTGTCCTAATGGAACGTAAATTTTTACGTTTTCTCCAAGATGACCTCGAACACTATTATCTAAATCAGTTTGATTATCATTAGATGCAAATTCATTATTATAATTAAATCTTTCTGTCATTGATGTAGGGTAATCTCCACTAAAGAAACATACATGTTTATTAATACCATCGCATACTGCAGTTGATGCTCCGGCTCCTGATGCTAATGTAAATTTAGTAGACCACAAATGAAAGTTACCGTGTAGAGTTTCTCCTAAGAATCCATTCTCAGATGGTCCACCCCAATATTTAGATAGTGTAGGGTAATATGAATTTCCCGTATAAGGATCTCCATTGTATGTAAATGCATCTGTATATGCTATTGATCTGTACCATCCCTGCGCCGGTTTAACTATTTGATTATCGTTATCTACTTTCCATATATGGGTGGCATAATCATCATACCATTCCCATGTATTTTGGCTCGTTGAAGCCGGGTGATTATCATAATTAAATGAACAATAATATTCTGTTATAGTGGCGTTTGAATAGACACTTCTTCCGGAAGCAATACCTCCATTATTTATCGCATCAATAATAGTTTGTTCTGTCACAGGGTCTCCAGATTGATTGCTACTATTACCGGCAGACTTTCCAAACATATAGTCCTTGTCTCCTTCTACGTCTTTTATAGATTCTCCGTATGCAAAATATTTATTTTGAGGATTTGCATAAACACTATCTCCACTCGTGATTCCTTGTCCGTAAATATATTTTTTAGATTGTCCATCGATGTGAATATAACAATCCTGTAACTCTATTCCATTTTTGTAAAATCTTTCTCCAGCATTTGAGCTTCCACCCCATTCTTGTGAAATTGATTGACCATTTTGTCCTCCGGTCCATTGTAGAGAATCAGTGGCTTTAGTAGCAGCATAAAGGGCTGAGACATCTTTTAGTGTTCCACCATAATTGCTATTTTCTATTGGATGCCAAGACGCACTTACTCCATTTAAAGTTATTCCAGAATTATCATTACCCCATTCATACCCGACGCTCCCGAGTCTAATTATAGAAACTTGATCACCCATTTTATCATACATGTTATGGTTTTCATCAGCTGAATTACTTTGGAGAAGATATACATAATTTGGATTAGCATTAGGATAACCATTAATTACACTATCCGATACACCAGCTCCCATTCCAGCTCCATAAAGACCACCTAGTAATACATGTTGCTGGTGTACAAGTGTACCATTATTGACGTTATCTGTTCCATCTGGGGAAATTCCGGAAATATTATATTCAAATGTCATAATATCTGGAGTAGCATACGATATACCACCTCCATCTCCCCATGCTTGGCCGTGACATAAATACCATCCAGAATACATACCATATCCTGCTCCAAAGTTAGATGAGAAATTATGTGCACCATTACTGTAACCTATATAAGAGGTAGTGGAGTCGTTTAAGTAAAAGTTTTGATTAAATATGTCAACGGGTATCTTTGTTATACTACCAAGCGGCATTGAATTAAATACAATTCCCGGGTTAATCCAACTTACAGTTCCTTCTGTATCTGCAGATATTAATACGTTATTAGTATTTGCAAGCACGTCGTATTTTATATTACCTACTGTAAACTTTATTTCTTGACCATTACTTTCTACTTTTATTTTTTCTTCAAAGTTAGAAAGAGTTCCAATTGTCTGGATTACATTACTCCCGGAACTATTATATGATTCTATATTGGTAAATGTAGACTTGTGATTAATATTGTATTTTCCCCATGGTTGAGCCGGCACTGGAGTTGATATTGCAAAAGCAGCGGCGTTATCATCGACTCCTATAAATAAAGTAGAATTTGTCGGTGGATCTCCATTTACTGGGTCTACATTCTCCTGTAGCGATATTCTAAAGGATCTATATTCCCAGAAAGGATCCCATGTCGGAGATCCTGGAGGAGGTGTCATCGTTAATTTAATAGAATCAAACTGAGATTCACTAGATTGTATTGCATATTGTCCGTCTGAAAATCTTGAATTAGTTACTACTGTTAATTGTGCCTTGGAAGATGGTGCGTTTGCAAAATCTTGATCATTATAATATGGACTTAAATACTCTCCAGTTGCACTATCTAGATGTGCACTTGCACCTATAATTACAACCGGATTAACATTTGCAGATTGATAGAGAGTTTCGTCAGCCTTTGGATATAATATAGGATATTGTGTGCTAGCTCCATTAAGAAACCATCTTCCTCCAACTGGAGGACCTTCTATTCCCTGTGGACCCTGTGGACCTTGTGATCCAATCTCCCCATTTTCTCCTTTATCGCCGTCTATCCCATTATCACCTTCTAACCCTAAAGGACCAGCAGGTCCTCCATTCGCAAGAAGCTTAAAATTATAATTAATTTTATCTATTTTATGCTTTGACCACCATTCACTGCTGTTTGGATCTAGATCGCTTTTAAAAAGTTCTTTGATTCTTATATTCATTATTATGCAATTATTTTAGAATGGACTCTAAAGCTATAGTTATATCCAGGCTTTTTATTATATATTAATCTAAAATCTAAAGGCTTTTCTGAGAATCTACTTATTTCAAAATTAGTAAGAGGTATATGGCCATCTGACATAATATCTTCAACATGCCTCACATTGTTTAATTTTGAATATTCTTTTTCACCAGCTTTTTCGAACCCATATACTATAATTTCGTCTAAAATAAATCTAGGAATAATATTTTCTTTTGCGTAAATGCTTACGTCATCTTCTATTGTTGTTTTATCTCCGTAGGAATTAGCAACATTTACATATTTTCCATAATGTCCTACTATATTATCTTCTTTAAGCTCTTTAACAATCGACTCAACTATATAAAAATCCATATACACTTTATTACGATCTTCGAATATGTATACTGTATTTACATTTTCCTTTTCGTCATATCTTACTACGTCTAAATCTCTTAAGCTAAATACTCTAGAAGTATGATATGCGGTTATGTCGTATTGGTTTTTCACTTTCATGATAGTAGAGGCAAAGAAAGATCTCTCTTCAATTGGACTTAGTGTTCCGTTTACTTTTATATTTTTACCTCCTTCATAGGATCTAGTATAATAGTCTTTAGTATATTTACTATTAAATAAATTTAGATTCTTTTTATCTATAGCTATTTCACCAATAAGGGGGTATAGCGGTTGTTTATCTGTTTCTTGACTTAGTTTTAAAACATCACTACCTTCTTCGTTAACTTTATGATAAAAGAAATTAGGTATAATTCCAAACATATTGTCTATTTTTAAATAAGATGCAAATACACAATTTACCTCTGATAAATTGTTATATTTGGATTGTTCCCACATAAATTCATCCATTTCTTCAAGACTTCCAAATGACGGAATGGAGTCTTCTATTTTTTTACTACGATATGGTGGTGTAAATTCTATTACACTTCTAAATAAAGGGTTATATTCTCCATTCATTCTTCTAAGATTTGTATAATATCCACCATCTTCCCTAGCAACTAGGTCATGACCAATTTCATTATTACTTAATTTAAATGCCTTAGGTTTATCATCATCCGTTTCAGCGGTAAGTATAGACGTCTTAATAAATTCTACTCCGTCCTGTATTTCTATTGTGTATAGCCCAGTAGATTCGACACCTTCTTCTGAAATGGTAGTATACGTTATATTAGAATTGCTATTTATTCTTTCTGCCATTCCAGGAGCAACTACATCTTTTAAAACATTTTCCCATCCAGATCTACCACCTTTATCGTATGATAAGACTACTGAGTTTGAAATATTACTAGCATCAGTTGGACTAAGATTAAATGATAAATAAATAGATCCGTCATCGTTGGTTTGAACAGCGCCAGGTGTTCCTGAAACAATAATATTATTATCATCTACGACTGATACTACTTTCATTCCAAATTGTTGACTAGAAGAATATCCAGGAATATTAAATTTTAAATATGCATATTCTCCGTCTATCTTAAATATATCTTCCGTGAATTTAGGTTGATTATTTCCGACAGACGCAATTGAAGCTGTTAATAGCTTGGTGTCTTCTTCCCATGAAGAAGCGCCTGCTGCACCCTGACCTCCAAATTCTAAGAAACCTCTAACACTAGAATCAATGATTTCTCCAGTAGTAGCATCTTTAATATCTGTTAATGTGTATGAAAGATATCTATCAAATTCAGTGATTTCATTTTCAGGTATTGTTAAATGTATTAGAAGGGTTATAGTTTTAAATTTATCATTTTTTATAAATTCAAAGTCAGCTCTGGATTCTGACACTATTTCTTGAGCCTTTGGCACATCCGTGTAACACAATACTGTCGAATATTTATAATCGTTTATTTCTGAAGACGCACTGAATGATATAGGTTGACTCAGAGAGAACTCCTTTCTTTCTTTATAAATATATCTAAGTCCTTTAAATACTGTAGAGGAGAAGCTCAAAGAGTCTCCTGATGTAAATGAAGTATATAGTCTCTTGGTCATTGCATCTACCCAATCTCCATTTAGATCCGATGCTCCTGTAAAGTTTAAAAACGCAGAAAAATAATCATAGTCTACATCTTTTAATTTACTAGAGATATCGCTATAAGACATTTTTTCATCAGTCGGATTAATGTAATCTCTAAGATATGGTATTTTATCAGAATCTCTCAAATAACTAGGAATATTCCATATTAAAAAATGTTCCATGTTTAGTTTATCACTATCCCTATCATTTATTATAGAAATATCTGCAGAAAGGTTATCAATTCCAAACGCTTCATTAGCATTTAGTATATACGGTAAATTTCTTGAATTTATAGCAGTACCTTCTTTTAATGCAAATTTACATATAGTGGGAACTACTCTTGAATTAATACTTGTTTCTTTTAAAGAGTTTTCATTCAATCTATCATACTCGCTGGCTATTTCAATTTCAGAGCTGTCTCCTTCGGTCGAATCATCTTCTATTATGTTTGCTAATTTTTTAAATTGAAATAAATCTAGATTTTCATCACCTGGAATAAATATAAATTTAGATGAGTTGTCAATATCTGATGCTAATATTGCGTATTCGGGATTAGGTTCACCTGATAATATTAGTTTAGTACTTATCTCTTGGCCATACGATAAAGAAAGGTTAGATGTAACGTTTAATACCTTAACATATTCTTGATCTATTGCAGATTTTAAGAAATCTCCTTTTTTAATAAACTCATCGACGAATAGTCCATGGATTACTATGCTCCATTCACCTTCCGAATTTGACTGAGGAACACCAGAGAAACCGGATCCACCATTAGAGTTTATTATCTCTGTATAACTTGCAGATGAGACTGAAAATGAACTTTCATCTTCCTTATAATTCTCACTTTCAAATTCTAGATGCGTCACGTCAGAGTTAGTAGTACTATAGAAATCAAAATCAAAATCTTTAAAGTCGTATGCTGAAAATTTACCGAAAGGCGTCTTATATGGATTATATGTAGAGAATACCCTTCTTGTAAATTTTATAGGTTTTTCGAAAATAACTCTAAATTCTTCTGCATTTAAAGGATCTCTAATTATTTCTATAATTCTAGTAAATTTATCCTTTCTGTCATATTTTACATAATCTCCAACGTTAATGTTACCAACGTCCTTTGAAGAAACTACTAGTCCTTGGTCAATTGCACATCCACCTGACATAGTATAAATAGAATAATCTCCAATAGAAAGATCACCAGAAACTATACCACCTTCATTAATAAATTCATTATATCTTTTAGAAAAATGAGAATCCGCTAATGTACAATCACTCATATCTAAAAACGTATAAGGATTCGAAGTATTGATACCGAATATAGTGGTATATTTATTTCTACCTTGTGAATAATCATCAATTACAATCCTACTGCGATATGATTGAGCGCTATATGGTATGATTTCCCCATTTCTTATTGCTCCTGCTAATGCAGCTGCTATTTGAGAAGTGTTTCCTTGACATGAATATCTACCCTCAGAATACGTTCCAATCGGTAATGTTTCGTCTGCTATAAATATGAAATCTCCTAGATTAAACCTTTCTATAGAGATTTCTAAAAGATCTCCTAAAAATATTTTATCATTATGAACAGGCGGTTGCGTCAGTGAAAATTTCATAAATCCATTAAAGGCTTTCTTGTCTACGAATGGAGTTTCTATTTCATTTTCTTTCTTAGCAGTAAACTTGTTAGAATCTCCCTTAAATGAAGTAGAAATAAACATATTACCGAACGATAAATTATAATTTTCAAAAGAATTTTTTATGTGATGATAATTACCTTCATTATCTTTGACCCAGCTCAATATCGGAAGACTAGATTCAGATTCATTAGGAATAATTTTTAAATCCTCAGATTCATCATCTATTAAATTTAAGACTCCAAATTTACTTACATTCTCAACTGAGACAGTTCCTTCTTCATGCTCATCAACATATATTCCAAAATATCTATAAATGTTATAATCTTCTGCATCTTCATCATCAAAGAGAAATTCAATATTCATTACATTAGCTGAAATAATACCATTTCTTTCAAAACTTGATGTAATAGCATTGTTTGCTAATATCTCTGGAAGATCTTCTCTTATATAATCATCGTCTATATAATCTATTTTATTGACAAAACCACCTATCATCGCATCTATTCCCGAAAAATGAGTAGGTTCATCTATTTCAAAATTAAAAGAAAGGTGTGAACTTGGAAAAAGAGGATCTTCTATGTGGCTATTTAAATATGCTCCTAATTTAGAGTTATTAGTAAGATCAAATGATTTAATAATAGTAGCCTTCGAAAGCATTTCTTGAATCCTATTATTTTGACCATCGGCATCTTCTGTATATTTTTTAGAAAAATTAACATCTTCTATTCTGTATATTATAAATTTACTGGGGACCTTGTCTTCTAACCAAATAGGAGCAAGTATTCTATATTGTTCATCATACACTTTAGTGTAATTAAAGGATGCTCCATAGTTATATAAATTTTCATACTGTGAAGAAAAATCCGCACTAACAGCTAAATCAGTATGCTCTCTACCTACTTGATATCTTTTATCTTTTGGTAATTTTCCATAGAAAAGAGCAACATCTCTATTATATTGACCAAAGTCAGATAGTGGATATTTTTGAAATTCAACTTGTGAGAGAGTTCTACTAGCCTTAATAGAGCTTAGGTAAATATCTCCTAAAGAATCTGCAACTAACTTAATATTAGAAGTTAATTTTGGATTAGTTCTTAGTAAAGCAAATGATTTGTTTTTAACCAAACTATTCTTTGCCGCTGTGTTAATAATTTTCGCCATTTATGAATAGACTCTATTTTTGTTAGAGTATATATCTTGCTTTGTTACAGCAGAATATTACCTGTATGGGCGAGCGTCAAAGTCGTATAATCTAGAGGATGAAAAATCTGTATATCCGCTACTAGAGTTGAAGAATCTTCTTCTATTCCACCACCATCCACCAGAACCTGAGCTACTTCTATAACTTTGTAGCATTACTTTATTGATACTATTCTTATTAGTACCAACTGCTCTGTATTTAGCATATACTTCGATATCAAACTTAAATTCAGATTTATACGTGTCTAAGATGTCTATACCTATTTTTTTAGAATAAGTTAAATTAGCAAAAGAATTTCCATATATACCACCTATTCTACCTTTACCACTTTCATCTTCTCCAAAATAATCTGTCATTCTATATTGAAATACCATATCTACTGAAACAGCATTCTGACTTCCACCTTCTACTATTTTCTTACCATACTTATTAGGTCCATCTACTGATAGGCTAGTTTGATTTATAGGTGAAAGATATAAGAAAGATCCGCACGAAAGACCACCTAATAAATATTGATCATCTTCCGTAAATGAATTCTTAACAGATTTTCTAGGAATAACCGTACCTGATTCATCCATAGGTCCGGATTCTGATCCATCCCTAAATGTAATAGCCAAAGGCTGATATGGCGTTTGTATTTTTCCGTTTTGGTCATTGGCTCTTTTAACTGCGTACTTAGGCATTGAAACTATTCCAGTTGTCACCATTTCAAACACATTTAATCTATTGTCAGGGTCAATTCCTCCCTCATCGGCGTCTTTAATAAGTGGATGAAATTTAGATAAAAATAAACCTTTATCATATTCACTAGAACCCAGCGTTGTTATCGAAATTAAATCTAGTTCAGAATTATTAGCAGAGCTTTCTACATTACCTCCACCGTATGTTCCGTTCCATATAAAATCTGATCCGTTTGATGTTGGGCTATTAGTTAATTGACATGTCATAGTACTAGAATCAGCTCCACTAAAATCTCGTAAATGCGTTCTATCGGCAATACTACCTGGAGTAAATAGTGTATTACCACCATTGTTATTTCTTATTGGATAACTTAAACCATATTCTGCAGTAGTAACTCCGTTTGTTACGGCATGAGAAGATCCCGTATCTGCATTTGTTGTAAGGTATAAATTACCATTATTAGATATATTTTTAAATCTAGAATATATGAATTGCCCATTTAATTGTGAAGATTGTTCTGGTGCCGTAGCAAAATAATTATAAGAATTACCATCTCCAGTTAAGTTTTGATAAACTAAAGGAACTTGATCATATTTTCCTTCTGTCATATAGTATGTATCATTAGATATCATATCATCAGGACCAGCATTTGAAGCTAGCTTCATGTTACCTGTTTCTAGATCTATTATACCTAATCCATAATCTTGTTGACTTGTTGAAACATAGGCAGGTTGTTTAAGATCTCCAACGATTCTTGCACATAGTTCTAAGTCAGATGCCTTGGTGTTATGTAATTCAACTGTAAAGTTTTTAGTAACAACATATCCTTTGCTAATTCCCGTAGGTGCATTGTCTACATAATATCCTGCAAATATTTTAGCGGTAGTGTTGTTTTTAACCATAGTGGCAACTCCTTCTTCATCTACAATTTTAACTTGTAGTTCTCCAACAGTACCTTCTACTTTAGATTGTAATCTTTCTAATTGATTCTGTAATTCTAATAATTTTTCATAAACACTAATAGGATTCTGTTCTCCGGTTAAAAATCCTGATGCAAGGCTTTCAGCGCCATGTGCATAGTATGTATCACCTGCTGTAAAGCCAGTATCAAGGTGTGTAAATAAATTCTGAGATTCTAAATCATCATTTATTTCAACTTTAACATTATCTAGATCGTTTTGATTTACGAGTGAATTAGCTCCGTCAGTTGCTATTACTCCTTCAGGGAATGGAATACTAATAATTTCGGACCATTCTGATTCTACTGGAGTCGTAGGAAAACCTGCTTCAGAAACAGATTTTACCATCATTTCGATAACTTCGCCTTGTCTTATCGGTAAATCTATAGAATTAAAGTTAATAGCCTGTGCATCTTCTTCAGATTCTATAATCCATCTATAACCACCGTCTGCTTGCTTTTCTCTTTTTCTAACAGGACCTTTAACTTCTACCCAGTTTGAAAATGCAGCAGTTTTTTTATTAAATTTAATTTGCTCAATCACGGAAGTTTTTCCAGTAGAAGATGCATACCTATATCTTGCGATAAACTGAACTACTTCTTGTGAAACTTCATCTCCAACTTTTTTAGCATCTGGAATTGACCAGAAACCTCTAACTCTATATTTAGGAGAAGCTTTGGGTAATTCATTAGATTCTGCAATGGCTTTAATTTCACTAACGCTAGAAGAAAATACCTTTGTCTCAGCTGCTTTTTCTCTAATTAAAGAAGATAGTTCGTTCTTCTCTCTATTTCTTTCAATTTTAGATGAGAATTTTTTAGTAGCAATTAACTTTCTTTTTTTCTTAATAGTAGAATCAAGTTTTTTAACAGCTTCCTTTGCAGCGACCTTATCTGATTTAATCTGCTTAACCTTCTGAACACTTGCGTTTTCAGTAAGGTGTTTATTTATCTGAGTAACCTTAAAGTTATCAGATTCAATAATCGGTGCATCTGGGATAAGACCTTCCGATGCAGGCGGAATATAATCTACTTTAAGTGCTTTAATGAATTGTCCAAAGTCAGCAACCTCTTCTTTGTAATATTTAGCGAGAGATGTTATTACACCTTCTTCGTTTTGAATAGTTAATTCATTGGAAAAGAACGCAATTCCTGGTGAAAAATCAGTTGAAGGAATTTTAGAAATAGGATCAATTGGCTTAACAAAAACAACTTGTCTTTCATTAAATCCAACTTTAATTTCAATATCAACAGATAAATCAATGTCTTTATAAATTCTTAGAGAATCTGCACCAATCTTTACAGGAACATATCCTTCTAATAGTTCTAAACCTACTTGAGATGTTGAAGCATCGATAGAGGTTATTTTATATCTTGTGTTATATTCTTTATTGTTTACTACTAATGAATCACCTATCTTTAAAGATTCAGTGTCTTTCATTCTTTTATTAGCATCAGAATATGTTAACTTATTTAAAGTATAAACTTTAATCGTCTTAGTTTGACTAACACCGTCTACCATGACGGTCTTCTGAACATTCTCAACCTTTAATACATCTAGGCCTCCTGTATATTGAATAGACCTAATTGGCATATCAACAGTCTCTGCATCGATTCTGTATTTTAAACCAGCTTCTTCAATTTTAGAAACAAAACTTTCGTAATTAATATCATTTTCACCTTTATAAATTTCATCAAAGGATTCAGTCGATGCAATATCTTCATGATCAAAAATAAATCTTTCAGTGTATATTCTTTCAGTGTCTACCGGAATCTGTCCTTTAACATCTAAACTTATTGTTAATAACGGGTTTAAGAAATCTTCAAAGAAATCGTTTAATTTAGTATTAAATTCTTTAGGAGTTGCAAGAGATGTTACGGGTAAAGAAGGTCCTTTTAATTTAGAAGTATGTATTTTTCTATAAGATCCATCTTTAAGTTTAACATTTGCACTCGAAGTGTCTAGTCCACTAATTGCAGTTAAATTCTTATCAATTCTTTCAATCTCTCTTTTCAAAAATCCAAATGCTGGAATTTGAATCGCTGTCATTTTTCCTGTGCGATTATCGAATAGGTCAATGGTAACTGTTTCTTTATCTGTAGAAATAGCCTCATTGATACGCTCAAAAGTTTCTAGTGAATTAGTGTTTAATTCTAGAAACTGTTCGAGTAAATGTGATATAGAATTACTAGCGCTCATATTATCTTAAAATATCGTATTCAAACGTTTTGTTTATTGAATCAATACAAACAATTTCTATATAAGGAGTAGCACTAAGTAAAGAAGAGGCTGGAATAGTAATCTTCTGAGACCATCCATTTTCTTTATCTGTCCACATTGTTATATTATTAGATTGTAAGTTTTTGATTTTATTTTTAAAAGTTACTCTAACAACTTGGCCTGTTTTCCATTGTGTTACAGTATCGTCTAGGTATATATTTAGATTAGAATCAAAGCTTTCGTCGAAGGCCGTATAGATTCTAACTAAGTTATCGAATTCTTTAACTCTTTGCCAAACTGCCTTTGTTGCAGATTCTGAAGGTAAGAAAGGACCATCTGAATTTAAAACTCTTTCATTAATACCCGATATAGTATCATATACATAGGCGGGGCTTAATGAATATCCGTAATTAACGCATGAAATCTTAACTTTACCCGTGCTTGATTGTTTGTCAATAGAGATCCCTTTATTACCGGATTCTATTACGTCTGTATTATATTGTAACTCTGCAGGTATTTCACCAGATATCACCTGATTTAATCTAGCATTGGTGTTTGTTATTAGATCTAAAAGACTTCTTTCATCTTGAAAATTAATAGTTGCATTTTCAACATCTTGTTCTATATTGTCTAATCTTTTAGATATTCCTTGTAAATTTTGAGAACTTATAAAGAAACTTTCTAACATTTCAACTTTCTTAGAAATATCATTATATCTTGTGTTAGCATCTCTTAATAATTGAACTGCATTTTCTAAAGCACTTGTAGTGTCTAAGAAAATATCCATTGAGAATGTAGAATAATCATTAACATTCTTTTCTACTCCTACATTATCTAAAGCTGAATTAAATTTAAGATTTAATTTAAGTGCAAATGCATTACCATTAAGACCTGTAACCTCGTTAGGCTTATACTTAGTTAATTCTGGAATATACCATCCGTCGTTTGAAGTATCTTCTTTCCAGTTATCTAATAATATTATACCGTATAGGTTTGTCGCTTTGTTTCCAATATTAGACTTTGAATATATGTCATAATAAACTAGAATAGCATTGAATCTAAAATCTCCACCTCTTTTAGAATAATCTAATATTGAATCTAATTTTGGATCGTTTATTATTTTAGAATATGCAGAAGCGTTAAAGTCTATTCCAAATGTTGGAATTTCATTTTCATTAATATTATAAGTTCCATCATCTTGATCAGTATAGGCTTGTAAGTCTAAAAAAGGAGCATTTGGATGAATGTCGTCTGACGTTCTTCCTTCAACCATGCCGTCAAAGCTTGGATTAAATTTAATATTATTAGTGTTAAACTTAGATGTTTCTAATAAAACTTCAGGTGTATATCCTACAGAAGAAGGAACATTAATAAATATTTCATTGTATTGTTGTCCTTTATAGTTCTTGTCGTTAGTTACATCAATATTTCCGATGTATTTTATAACTTGACTATATTCAGAACCGGATTGTGTAGAGTCATCTAGCTCTATCATTCTAGAAAATCCTGTTGAAACTTCTTGTGAAGTTGCAGTTCTTACTCTTATTGCGTTGATGTGATATAAGTATTTAAAGAATATTTTTTCTGCATCACTTTCAAATAAAACATCATCAAAATCGTCGTTAACCTCAGGGTTAAGAAGCATATTCTCTAAATTAAGGGCATAACTTTGAAAAGTTTGTGCAAAATGAACATTACCATTTCCATCATGTAACGAATCATTATAAGAACTAGCATTAGAACCGCCACCTCCTTCAAATAGTCTAGAATATTCGATGTAGTTAGGTCCAGAATACTCAGGGTTATTCGGATCACTTTGAATAGAATCAGCATATACTGGCAAGTCTAGTAATGCAAATTTAGAAAATTCAAAATTAATATCCGGATTATAATATGCACGCGTAAGATCTCTTGCTGAATTAGCAAAAGCATACATCGTACCTCCCTGTTCCTGTGGAATCCTTATTAGTGGTGTAGCCATCTAATTAATTGTTTATTTTTAATTAAGATATTGTAGCTGAGTGTGAGCTAACAATATACCATTTTCCTCCGTTAGAAGATTCTCCTATTAAATTAATACATCCATTCTGACCTACTGAAATAGTAGATGTTGAATCGTATCCGTGAATCGCTCCATTTGAGGCATCTATCGTAAACGCTAATTTAGCGATAATACTTAATGTTTGTCCAGGTGTAGATGCTCCTAATACTACCGATGCTGCTAATGAATTTAATTCATAAGCTCCTAATGCAGGTGTTCCAGTTGGAAAGTTAATAGTGTCTGCTATTGAAATCTGTTGTCCTTTTTCAAAAATAACATTTTCTTTAAATGTAGCTTCAACACCAGATGTAAGCGTTGATCCATCAACTGTAAATGTAGCTAAAGTTCCATTGTTTATATTCAATGATCCAGCTCCAACCGAACTTGTTAAAAGTAAAGTGGAATTTGTCGTGTCTAGGACGTTTGCAATTAATCCTAATTCTTCATTAACGTTATCAAAATTGTTATTGATAGTAAGTCTTGAAGAAGAAAGACTATGTGTCCCTAAAATTGTTGTAATACTTGCCATTTTATTTAATTGTTAAGATGTTTTTTCTTGTTATATTTTTATTTCCATTCAAATCAGTTAATTCCAGCTCTAAACTATACTCTCCTTTTGTATCGAATAGGTATGTCAGCCACTGATTATCATAATATATATCTTCTTTTTTTACACTATTATTTATCAATCTCCATTTCTGCTCTATAACACCTGGCATTTTAGTTAAATCATAAGAAAACGTCATATGATTTAGTAAACTAATAGTGCCATGATCGTCTATTATATAGGTATCGTTAAAGTTAGGATTGTATGCTTGATATTTTACAAAGCTATTAGAATCTATTATACCTGTTGTAGTTGTTGCGTTGTGAAAATCATAACTTTGATTAGGCTGTTTCGATACAACTAACATATATGTACATTCATCAACTCCATTTATTCCTGTCGAAACATTACCATCAGAATCAAAATAAATTGGATTCCAATTAAATTTAGAAAAAATAGGATATTGATTAGGATTTAAATTATTAAGTTCTTGTTGTAAATTATTCCAAGCTGATAAATCCTGGGCATTCGTTGGGTATATTGCAGTAGGTGTGTACGATTCTACTATTTCTAATCCAGTAAATGTATCTAGTTGCGAAACTGATATAGTTCCATTTAGGTCTCCGTTTAATTCTAACTTAAATGAAGAATTTAAATCTGCACCTACTCTGGTTTGATTCCATGAAGTAGTAGGTCCGTCGTTCCATGTTTGCTTTCTTAAAGCCTTCCATTGATATGCTCCAGTTGTTTCTGCAAACCCAGTTGGAGCGGAAGGATCGGCATATCTTCTACTTATAGAAAATTCTTTTCCTAATGTTTCGTCATTAAGATAATTTGCTCTATCAAGTGTTAAATAATAAGTAGCAATACTTTCTTCGATAGTGTTTAAGTTTTCTCTACCCCATTCCCATGAAGAACCAGCTTCATCCCACTGATATTTATAGTTAGCCCAATCTAATTCTTCTGTAAGTTTCTGATAAAGTCCATATATCTGGATGTTCTTAGATTTAACCACTATCTTTTCATTGTGGCTTACACTTCTTATATTATATAAATCCCAAAAGGCAACATCAATTGAATACTCACCTATATATGGAAGTATTATTGGCAATGTATACCAGTCGTCAATAGATCCTCTGATAGTTTTAGAGTAACCCCTAGGACCTTTAATTATCCATTCAATTTCATATACACTTCTTTTCCACCAATCATCCCATGTCAAGAAAGTGTCTTGTGGAACTATTGCAGCTGTTGGATTCCATTCAGGAGCAGGAGTACTTGGGTCTGAATCATAAACATTATTTGGGTTTACATCATTTGGTAATTCAGAAACGTTTAACTGGTTTTCACTATTATCAGCTAATGTTCCATTAGGATTATAAACTGGAAATGCAATATCGTCATCAGTGTCATTTGCATCTATAAATGTAAAATCAGCATCATCCCATGTGTCTTTAAGTGAAGTTCCTGTTAAAATTATAGGTGCACCTATTGGAATATTTTCAATAGTATTATACGTGCTCATATCTTCATCATGCCATTCAGTATAGAAAGATCTAATAGAATCTTCTAATTCATTTCTTTCTGTTTTATTAAAAACTTCTATCCTTTGATTACGACCTTCTAACCTATAGTCTACTTTCCTAAGATCTTCTATATAAATTGATTTAACTTCAGGAAAGACTTCATAGTGTACGTCTTGCCCTGCGAGCTGAGAATGTATTTGATGTTGGTTATTCCAAACTCTCTGATTTACTCCGTCAAAGTAATCACCTTCTGCTGTAATATCTACGATCTTTGCGTTAAGGGGTAAGTACTCTTTTTGTAGTTTACGCTTTAAAGCATATAATTTTATTAAAATTTCATCAGGTGAAAAATCTGTAATTTCCTCTACTTCAGGTAAATCAAATTCATTTAGTCTTCCAGTGGGAACATTTAATCTATACGCTAGTGAAAATCTAGAAGTTTTCTTTTGATTAGAATTAGGAAGGTTCTTATTTTTACTCTTCTTTGCTAAAAAACCTACTTCAGTTTGATTAGCAACAGGAACCACCATCATTTTTCCAAATCCTTCAGATTGTTCATTTATGTTTAGCCAGTATTCTCTAAGACTTACATTGTTATATCCAAAGAAATCAATAACACCTAACAGCGCTTTATACGTTCCTATGAAAGGCTTAATGGTAGAAGCCTGTAATAAAAGTTCTTTTCTTTTTCTATTTAATAGTTTATAATCTACACCAAGATCTTTAATATCAGAATCTCTAAATATCAAATAATCCATTTCGGTAAGATTAAGAGCCATGTTAGTTAAAAGGCTTTTTAGTCTTTCATCTTCAGCAACAATTTCACCATACACTTTAATCTCAGCAACCTTTACTTCATTGCCGTCTTCAGTTGCATATACTTCTAATTTTCTAATATGAAATCCTTCTTGATCTGAGCTCATTGCAATATTAGCAATACATGCCTGAGGACTTAGTGCGGCTGCATTTAGAGGAACTATTTTAAAACCATCTGGGTCAATTGATGTATAATAGCTATTGTCTCTCATTTCACTAATTTGAAAAGAATCTATATTTACATCATAATCCCCATTATTCATTTTACCACTATATAAAAATATATCTGTACTTTCACCATAGTCTTCTGTGAATTTAAACTTAAGCGTATTTTTATTTGCGTCTACTGATATTGGATGTACAAACCTTTGATTATCTAATTCATCCTTTACTTCTTCTAGTACATATAAATTTAAAGTTTCATATAAACCCGTAGATATCTCAGGTAAAAATGCATTACCTGTAGAATATCCTAAATCAGAATTATATTCTAGATTTAATTCGTTAGAATTATTATCAAAAAATCTTAGATTTTGGTATGACATTGTTATCTAATTTTTTTATCGTTCTTTTTAATAGTGTAAGATTTATAACTCTTTAAATAATTCACAGAGTCTACCCAATCAGCCAACACCTCTTGAATAAACTTTATAAAATCATTCATTTGGTTATTTCTCCATATATGACCAGATATAGAATTCTTTAAAATGTTTTTTCTATAATCATTTCCAAGATTTTTTCTATCGTCAAATACACTTTCCCTAATAGAGTATAGCCTTTCTCTTCTGCTTTTAAAAAGATTTTTAAAAATACTCATTATATAGCTTTTCTATTTTTAGCTTGAACTTTAGCAAATATGCTATTTTTCACAGCTGGTTCATCAAAGTAAATTGAAAGAGCTGCTTTTTCCCCAGTCTTTACTGAATCATCCACCATGTTTCCATTTTGATCTAACCATCCACCTCTAAACAATGCAACTTCTTCTTTTTCTAAAATTATATCTCCAAAAGAATCTAAATTAATTACATTCTCCGGAAGAGCAGCGCCTTCTTCAAAATTAACCTGTGAGGTAGTTACGTTTCTTTTAAAGAAAACCATTTTTTGTTTTCCGTTACCTATATCCTCTAATAGTGGAGTAGAAGGCGTTACGGTTACTGTTTTAGAAATATAATATCCTAATCTTCTAGCTGTTTCTTCTTTTTCAGAAGTGAATTTAACGTTAACGGAATCAATACCTTCAATACCTTCAATAATTGCTACTATATCTGATTTTGGAAGACGATCTCTTCTTGTAATATTAATTAAGTATTCAGCGACCTTAGATCTAATTTCAGATGATAGGTTATTTTTATGATATCCTTCAAAATATCTAACCTTAATATCCATTCTAAAGTATTGCGGTAAAGGATCTACTATTTTAACTTCAGTCGTTACCATCTGTCTTCCTGATTTTTCTAATAATCCCATAATTCCTTCTTTTTCTATTTCAGTAAAAAAGAATTCAGAAGTATCTAATCTAAAATAATCTTTATTGTTTTGTAATTTTTTAAGAGTATTAGGCAACATGAATAGATAGATAACATTATCATCGTCTAAATATCCATCGTCTGTTGTATTATATGCATCTAAATATGAAAACAAGCCGTATCTTGAAAGAAAGTGCTCATAGTTATCTGGGGTTGCTAGTACAAATGAATGTGACTGTAATGGGGCAATTAATTTTGTTAATGCAATATCTTCTGGATTTGCTCCCATTTTAGGAGCGACTGTAAACGAAAATTCTAATAATTCGTTTAAGTCATGTGTGTTTCCTAAAGAATCTGTTCCTTCAGTTTCAAACTTAAATGTCAAATCAGCTCTACCGTTTAAATTACCCATAGCACCGGAAATCTTTAAATATTCTACTTTAATCGAAGCTCCCTTTTCAGGTATTTCTCCAAATGAACCATTACCAAAATAAAGATCTAATCCACCTGTTATACCTGTTTTCACAATGTAACCCTGTGTTCCTTTCTTCATATCATACAGTGAATCATATTTTGACCACAAATTAGAATTAACAGTTACTCTAATTTGATCATGATCAACCATTCCTTTTGTTATTACGTTAAATGACTGAAATGACTCCCCTGTTGAAGTTAATGTTTGATCTTCATATTCTCCTTGAACTACGGGAACATATATGAAATTAGAATTAGATTTGTCTAATCTAAATTGATCATTATTGGTTCTTAAAGTATACACTAGACCATTATCATTTGATTTTATAATAGCATTAGCGGGAATGTTTAAAGCATCTCCTGCAATATCATCTAATCCCTGTACACCTAATCTCAGCTTTAATTCACCAGAAGCGGCAGCTCCTCTAAATGAATCATGTCCTGCTAATCTTGAAAGGCCATAAATTGATTCTGGGTTTTGAGCTGTTAGTATATTTTGCTCAACCGTTGAGTCTTCTATATAGAAGAAGATTAATTTTCCTATTTCTGAAATAACATCTAGTAATTGTGAAAAAGGAGAAGCGGTTGTAAATGCAGTTCCTACTGCACCATATACCCTGCTAACATACGATCTCACATCTGAGATCATTTCTCCAGTTTTAATTCTAGACGTTGATAAAAAGTTATTATCTGCCATTTTACTTTTTTGTTTTATTATACATAGACACCTACTTGATATCTGTTGTCTACTCTTATATCTATAAAGACTGCATGTCTGTCGACTTCTTTAGTAAAGTCAACGTCTACAGTCACGTTAAATTTTTGCGCAAGTGGACAGAATTGAAAAATCTGTTCTGCTACCACTTTTTTTAATAAATAGTCATTATAACTTAATGAATATACATAGTCTTCTAAATTAGCACCAAATTCTGGATTACCTAGAACATCACCCTTTCTTGTAAAAAGAACTGTTTCAATCTGCGTTAACAGTCTTGAAAGTTCTGAATAGTTTTCCATCTCAGTTGGATCGAAACCAGGATCTCCTTGCGCTTTTATATAAAACTCCATTTAACTATATATTCTATTAAGAATGCATCATCCAATCGGTGCCTTCATCTGATTTAATTTCTTCAATAACAGCTTCTAATTCTCCTTCTCCTAATCCCTGTATTGCATCTGCATTTACCTCTATATTTCCTGGCAATGCAAATCCAAAGATACTTAACTTTTGGCCAAGTGATATTTTAATCTTTGCAGCGCAATATCTAAAGAATGCTTCATCTTCAAATAATGCACACTCTGGAATTGTTTCATATACTTCTAATATAATATCTCTATTAGGGGTTTCTCCAGTAAATTTAATCTCATGTGTTAGTTGGTTATAGTGATAGCCAATGGGGTTTTCTAGAATTTGTCTAGCCATATCAAAGAAACTTTCATTAACCACGTAATATTGAAGG